GCCCTCAGATACCCGGCGCTGTCAACCGGGATGTCGCTGTACTCGGCGGCGTTGAATCTGCCTCTGCGCATGCGGTAGCGCTCAAGCATCTCGCCGCCGGCCATCACCACGCGTCGTTTGAAGTCGGACCCGCTGTAGATCTCGGTGAGCTTGATCCGAAAGCCCCAGTTTCCAGAAAGCGCCAGGTTGCGCACGTCGGCAAAGCCAATTTCCCCGTCGCAGGCGACCGCCCACATATGGCCCGGGTATGCGCCATGCAGTGCCTCAGCCATCTCCTTGGACATGACGATGTCGTTGGCGGCGCCTTGCGGGTTGTCGGTGACGATTTCTTGGGTCATGGTTCTGCGTCTGGCTCTGTTTGGGTCTGCACAAATCTGATCTTTTCAAAGTCACTGAGCCAAGCCCACTCCCCGGGCGTCACGATCGCCTTGCACGGCTCGGGCAACTCGTCGTAGCGTGGGTCACTCGGGAGGTCTTGCATATGCAGGCACCTTCTCGACGTACTCGCGGCCAGAGCTGAATCGGTAGACCGTTGGGTACGGCTGCACCACGGAATCTGCCTCGGCAATGCCGACCTCGGCTGACCACAGGCGCTCACTGGTGCGAACGATTTCATGGGGCTTCAGGGCAGGTGTTGGCATGGTTGGTCCTCAATTTCGGCTGACGCCAAGCGCTTCCAAACTCGCAAATATTTCTTCTTGCTTTGCAATGGCTTGTTGCAAAAGATTCGCTTTTGGCACCGAAGGCACCTCCCATGGTGGGCGGCCTCGCCCGTAGTCCTCCACGAGCAGGTCCAGATGCGCAATGACCTTGATGTGGTCGCCCTCGTAGCGCTCCAATACAGCAATGACTCGATGACTCTTGCCAAGTTGAACTTGCAAGTCCAGCACGCGTTCTATGTCACTCAGTTTCATGGTGTCCTCTATCAATCGGCAAAAGTTTCGGGTTCGAGCATGCGTTCGTCAACGATTACCGGGGGCAATGGCTCCATGTCATACAGCCGCGACGTTGCGTCGATCAGGTCTTTCTTGGCCGAAAAAGGGTAGGTCAGGTACTCTTCCAAGAAGCCCTTGTTGAGCGAATACACGTTGCCCTCGTGATCCCTGCGCCTGGCTGGTGTGAAGATCCGAAAGGCCTGGCCCTGGTCGCGCATCTTCTTTTGATTGCTGGTCTCGTAGGGCTCAGAGGTCGTCATCGGCTGACCGTCGACGTCCATCACCGCATCGCCCTGCTTGTCCAGCAGCGGCACCTTGCGCTGGCACAGCATGGGCAGGAAGAACTTCTTGGCGGCAAAGTCGGGCTGCAGGCGCTGCACGCGGTCGTCCTTGGCCTGATTGCCATCGCTGGTCCAGTTCAGTTCGTGGATCTGGAATGAGTCGTTGGCGGCCAGCATCTTTTCCTCGAAATACTCGAGGTCGGCCTGCATGCCGTACCGCTCGTAGCCGGCCTTGACCATTTGCACGCCGGGCACGTTGCGCCACAGCTTGACCAGGCCGTACAGGGCTTCCCACCGCTCTTTCAGACCCATCTTGTGGCGGTAGCCGTCCAGCAGGTACTTGTTGCTGCCAGCGTCCACGCCGATGACTGCCATAGCCGTGTTGTCGCTGCCCTTCTTCTTGCTGTGCGCCGGGTCGACCATGATGTACACGTTGAGCGTGGCCGGCCTGATGTCGCTGAACTGCAACCACTCCTTGCGGAACATCGCCTCGTTGCCAGCTGCCGGATTGAGCAGCATCTGGCATGCAATGGTCGACGGCCCCTGCTTGATCTTCTTGTCGGCCCACGCGCCGGCGGTCATGAACACCGGGTCGCCGTCGGCCAGGCCGTTGTCAGTTGCCGGGTAGACGCGCACCTTCAAGGCATCGCGCTCAATGATGTCGGCGTAGGTGTCGGCAAACGAGTACCGGGTGCCGACGTGCCATGCCCGAAGCCTTCCGTTCTCGCCGCGTGCGCCCAGGTTGTCGGATAGCTCCCACGCCTTGGTCGTCTTGGCCACCTGTTCGAGTGTATTGACTGACTCCAGCGTCACAACGTCGTCATACACGCGCAGCCGGAAGTGGGCGCCGGTGGGCTGACCGTCCACCAGGCCATGTGCCTCGACCGTCGCCTCTTTGGGGTTGCTGGTACGCTGGACTGTCAGGCCCTTTTCCTCGGACCACTTCGATGCCTGCTTCTTCGGGTCAGACCAGAAGATGTCCGGGTAGGTGGCCTGCAACTCCTTGTTGTCCTCAAGTTCTTGCTTGAGCTGCAACATGAATTTTCGGGCGACGGGCTTTGTGTGCGAGAAAATGCCGATCGTGACCTCGGGGTCGCGGATGATTTCCTGAATGATCCCGGCGAACGTGATGATCGTGCTCTTGTAGTGCTCGCGTGCCCACAGGTCCAGATACCCATCCGGGTCCGCCTCGACCTCCCTGCAGCGCGCGTATAGCCACGGGTGGACCGCATCGAGCCGGTGCAGGAGCCTCGTGAGCAGGTAGTACCGATCATTTCGACCCAGCCACGCCCGGCCAGCGTCGCCGTAGTCAGCCTCGACGATCCCCCACAGATCAGCGACGGGCTCGAACGCTGCCGCCTGTAGATCGGGCGCGAGCTGATCGAGGTCGTCCCGGATCATTGACCGGTCCCGAACACAACCCGCTCGACGATCTCGATCAAGATGTGGATGACCTTGATGTGCAGTTCCTGCGCCCGGTCAGCGTAGCGCCCGCCCTCGGTGCATATGTGATAGTCGGCCAGCTTGCCCAGGTCGCACCACCTGTTGCCGGTCAGTGCGATGACACGCATGCCCTGCGCGCGCGCTGCGGTTGCAGCCATGATGACTGACTCGCTGCGCCCGGATGTGCTGATCGCCAGCAGGAAGTCACCGCCGCGCCCGTGGGCCTCGATGTAACGACTGAAGACTTGGTCGTACCCGAAATCGTTGGCCACGCACGTCAGGTGCCCGACATCGCTGATAGCCGTTGCAGGCAGTGCCCGGCGATCGCCCCGGAATCGACCCGACAGTTCTTCGGCGAAGTGCATCGCATCCGACATCGAGCCCCCGTTGCCGCAGGAGAACACCCGTTTGCCTGCCTTGAGTGCATGCCCCAGGTCCCCGCCGGCCATGCTGATCATCGCAAGCATCGCGGAGTCGGCGCGCAGTATCTGCAATGCGCCGTGGGCCTCGTCCAGGGCTTTGTCGACGATATCAAGCATCGAGCAACTCCTGCCGGGTGATCGCCGCAGTGCCCAGGCGACCAACGACTATGCCGGCGGCTTTGCTTGCCAGGTCCATCGCCTCGGGCCATGGCCGGCCGGCTGCGCGCATGCAGGCCACGACAGCCATAACCGTGTCGCCAGCGCCGGTCACGTCGGCCACGTCGCGTGTGTAGGCGAGCTGATCAATATAGATGCTTGCAGTCTCCAAGCACATGCCATCGGCGCCACGCGTCGTGAGCACGGCGCCCACGGCAAGCATGTCGGATTTGTTACGCAGCTGATCCAATTCGGTCTGGTTGGGCTTGACCAGCGCCGCGCCCGCGTATTTGGTCCAGTCATCTCCCTTGGGGTCAACGAAAACCGGCTTTCCTGCTGCCGTAGCCACTTTGATCAGGTCCTGCACACGGCCAAGCGCGCCCTTTGCATAGTCCGATGCGATGACGATGTCGCACTCATTGATAAGTTCCGCCGCGATGTTGGTCATGCGCTCGACAGACTCCCGGGCCGGTGCAACGTCCTCGAAGTCCAGCCGGATCATCTGCTGGCGCTGGCCGATCACGCGCAGCTTGACCGTTGTCTGCATGGCAGGATCGACATCAAAGAATGGCTGGACCAGGTCTGCGTTGCCCACCAGATCGTCCAGCTTGCGGCCCGCGTCATCGTCGCCAATGACCGACGCCAACATGACTTTGGCGCCCAGGGCCGCGCAGTTGAGCGCCACATTGGCTGCGCCGCCGGCCCGTTCCTCGACCCGGTTGACCGCCACCACGGGCACCGGCGCCTCCTGGCTGATCCGCGTCACATCGCCGTGCCAGTACCGGTCGAGCATCACATCGCCCACCACCAGCACACGAATGCCTGAGAAGTCGGGGACGATCATGCTTTGCCCAGGACCTTGGCGAATTTTGCTTTGACAGCTTCGATACCGGCCATCTTGTCGACGGCGGCTGCCATTGCTGCGTTGGGCTGGACGTTGTGCGCTTCGTATGAGCCGAGGATTTTGGCGGCCTTGTCGAGCGCGCTGTTTTTGTCCCACTGCTTGAGTTTCTTGGTGACGCCAACGACGTTCTCGCCGATGCCGATCTCATCTACCTCAAGGCTTGCGATGGTCGCCGCGCAGTCATCGTCCAGTTCGTGAATGGCCTTGAGCCGGCCATCGGGATGAAAGAACGCGCGCGGGTCGGAGAACGAAAGCCGGGCGATCTCTTGATACACCCGCTCGGTCGTCAGTTTGAACTTGTCGAGGACTATTGCACGTCGCCTATCGATTTCTTCTCTTACGCTAGCTTGTTTCAGCAGCCGCCATCCCGATTGCGGGGCTGACCGTGGGCTGAAACCCGCTTCCACTGCGGCTTTGGCGACGTTTTCGCCATTTGCGAGAAACGCCTCAACAAATCGCAATTTGCGCTGTTCAGCCGCCGATTTCGAGCTTCCGGGCTTTACTTTCGCGGGCTTTTTGGCTTTCTTGGCTGTCATATGCGCCGATATTGCGATGCTGTTCGCAGTTTGGCGACTGATGCCGGGGGCAACGGGCGTTAAAAAGCCCGCACTGTGGCGGGCATCCTCTGTTCTCTTCTGTAGGTCAGCGGGTATAGCCTGGGCCCTTACAGTCGCCCGCGAGCCAATCCGAGCATTTCCCGCCTGGTCCGTCATCAACGCATGCTGGGTAACGGCACGGTTGCGCAGGCCCGATCTTTGCGGGCGCTGTGGCGCTGTCTGTGCGCTTCCCCCTCGCTGCGGCTTCTTCTGACTCGATCGTGTCAAGCACTTCGCGGGCTAGGCCCATGGTCACGCCGAACTTGAAAATAAGTGTTACCTCATACGCAATCGAGTCGTTGGTGAGACTGCGCACTTCCTGCCTACTGCGCCAATCATCATGCATGACCTTGCGGAGGGCTTGCTCGACCGTGTAGCCGGCAGGAATGATGAGGCTATCGAGTTTCATGTGCTGCTCCCGCAAGCAAAGATGTGAAAAGCTGCGATACGCTTTGGCCGGCTGCAGCTGCCGCCCGGTGCGCGTGATACCGCGTGGCTGGGCTCACTCGCAGCTCCATGCGGGCTGTCTTGCCCTCGCCCGGGGGAAGTGCCGGGCGGCCTTGGGGGCGCTTGGGTTTGGTGGTGGTCATGCCATCTCGTAGAAGCCGAGAACCGAATGCTGGTTGCCCATCTGGCACCATCCGGCCTTGACGATTAGGCCGGCAACCTCTGCCGGTGGCAGACCCACCAGATCGGCTACCGTGGCCGGGGAATAGTCCCGGTCGCCCTCGTTGAGGGAGGCCAATGCGGCCTCGACAGCCCTGATAGATTGTGATTTGTTCATTTCATTCTCCTTGGGTGGTGGTCACTCGTTTTCGAACCGATCAATGGTTTCTCGTGCAGCGGCGATGCACTGTTCGTCAGTCCGGTCCCACCCGCGTGCCGTGAAATTTCCAGCACAAACGAAAGCAACGCCAGCTCTCTCGAAAAGATAAAAACTCGTTTTCTTGCCGTTTGCGCAAACGTTTGTTTTGTTCTCGACGCGGTATTGATTGTTCATTTCATTTCTCCGGTGGTGGGTGGTGCTTACCAAGCGGACTGGTACTTGCCGCTGCCGGTGACTTTGCCGTGGCTGTTGGTGGCGCGTAGTAGTCATGCGGCCACAAATCCCGCATGCCGAAAAACGGCGACCTTGCGCACGGATCCATCGGGCTGGTGCTGGTCCACGGACTCGCGCACCGAAAATGCGTATACCGGTTCGATGCCGACATCGAGAAGCGCCGATTCAAGAGCGGACATCATCCAAGGCGCGCCGCCGATCATCGCCTGCGCTGCGACGGGCTCATGAAGACTAGCCAGGGTGGCGATGTCGTCGCACCGCGCCTCGATCTCGGACCGTGTCGGCAGGGCGTCCACTGTCAACAGGCGCACAAGATGCGCCCGGTCGGCCTCGGGCAAGTCGGACACGCCGACAGCTATCTGATCGGCGTTGGCCGCGTGTTGTGTAAGGTTCAAGATCATTTGTTTTCCTTTAAGAGGCCTTCAGCGCGGCCAGTTTTGCAAACCGGAAGTCTGACAGCGGTTGATCAACTACTACCGGGATGTTCAATTCATCCAGTACGTGCCAGATTTTGTTTTCTCCGCCAAGAATCAACAAAGGGACGCCGCGATGCCGCGCCATGATTCGAGCTGCGCGTTTTGTTGACTCGCTGGCCCACTCTTTGACCCAAAGCGCACGAACCGTGGCAGGGCGCATCCATGCCTCGGTGTAGTCCCTCGGGCCAGAGTAGGCGTCAGGCTTAATTGACTCCATTGCAAAACACTCCCACTCTTTTTGGGAGTTTGGTACTCCTTCGCTGTTATATCCGCAGATGCGGTTACCGTTGGCTCCGACCTCAGACCACGCATCGGACTTAAAGGTAGCGGTGCATTCCCCAATGAACACTGCACCGAATGCCCCGATAGCGCGCTCTGAGACGCACAGCTCCACACCGCCTAGTGCGGTGTTCAGGGCACGGTGCAGTGCCATGGGGTTTTTTTGACCCCGGTAGGCACCGATACCGTGAAACGCCGTGATCATTCTGATTTCTCCAGGTGTTGGGCCTGCGGAATTGCCTGCCCATGACTTAAATGTACGGCATGCAATAACAGCAGTCAACAGTTATTTTGTGTACGGTTACAAATTAGTTTGCGGCACAAGTATCAGCGTCCCGACTCCAGCCGCGCGCCCGGCTTCGATGTCTGTGTCCCGGTCCCCGATC